TGTGCCGGAGACGGCGGCGGTCCCGTCGGGGATGCCGGCGAACTCGATGCGCCCGTCGACCGAGTGGCGGAAGGCAGGCAGGCCGTACGGCGGCGGCGGTCGATCCCAGCCGTTCTCCCACTGCGGAGACCAGTACGTCGTGTAGCTGTCGCTGGGGAAGTCGCCGACCCACACCCACGGGCCTGGCCCCTGCTTCTGCACCTCGCGGATCTGCTCTTCCGCACGGCCCAGCCGGCGCGCGCCCCAGCCTCCGGCGATCGGGATCCGCGGGCTCATTCGGGCGCCCACCCGATCAGCAGATCGACCTGCTCGCCGCCGTCGTCCTGCGGCTTTGCGTCCCAGCCGATGATCCGGAACGCGGCGCCCGACACGTCGAGCCCGAGGTTCCCGAGGTTGAGGCGCGGCGTGTCGCCCAGGTTGTAGTCGTCCCACGGCGCCGGCGCGACGCCCGGCTGCGGCACGATCCGGATCAGTTGCCGCGGTGCCATCCGCGCCGCGAGCTCCGCGTTCCAGCGCGTCACGTACATCTGGTAGAGCGGGTTGATCGCGCCGCCGTAGGGCAGCGTGTCACCGGGTCCCGACGGCAGGCGCGTGTACATCGAGCCCGACCAGCCCGAGTGCACGATGATGTCGTGGTAGACGCCGAACGCCGCCTGCGCGGCCGACGGATTGGTCGTCGTGCCGGGCGCGTCCTCGGTCACGTTGTTCGCGAAGTGGTTCGTGTCGATCCGCGGCGGCAGCTCGTACCAGAGCTTGTCGCAGAACTCGTCCATCGACGTCTCGGGGTACGCCCAGGCGACGTTGTTGGCGCCCGTCCCGTAGTCGAAGTGGACACCGGGAAGGTCGATGCCGATCCGGTCGAGCGCCGAGACCGTCCCCATCGTCGCGCCCGAGCTCGGGGTGATCATCACGTCGCAGGCGCCCGCCTCGCGCATCGCTGACATCAGCTCGGAGATGCGGCACGGGGCCAGGTTTCGCATCGCGAACATGAACGCGTTCTGGGTGTTCGGCGTCGTGGAGAACGTGCCGAGCGCGATGCCGAGATCACCGTCGATCGCGATCGTGTTCGCGAGCGCCTGCTCAAGCATGTCCGCAGCGGCGAACGACATCAGCGGGTTCGCGACGATCCCGACCGGCAGATCCATCCCGCGGTCGGAGCCGTCGGCGGAGACACCATCGAAGATCTGCGCGTCCGCGTCCTGGCAGTAGCGGGTCGCCCACCGCTGCATCGGGCCGATGAACTCGAGGTCGGCGTACGCGTCGCTCGGGCCGCCCTGCGGCTTGACCCGCCAGAGGATGTCGTTCGCGACGACGTCGCCGTTGCGGATCGCGACGCCCCGGTGCAGGCCCGCCTCAAACGGGCCGAGCGCCAGCACCTCGGGGATGAGCGGCAGCCGCCACGTCTGAAGCGACGGCTGCGAGAGCCTGGGGCCAACCGACGGGCTCATGACGTACGCCGACAGGTCGGCGACGTCGCCGCCGGCGTTGTCTTGGATCAGGAACTCCCAGGTCGGCGAGGTCGCAAACGGCACCGCTCACGTCCAGTCGCCGGCCGAGATGAGGACCAGCGAGAACGACTTGCGGTAGGCGCTGTTCCAGTCGGCAAAGCCGGGGAACACCTCGCCGGTGACGGCGAGGTTCCCGCGCCCCGACGGCTGCTGGTAGGTGCCGGACGATCCGGTCAGCGCGTCGAACGCCGCCTCGAGGTTGTAGGCCATCGCGTCACGCGCCGCTGCCGAGTCGGTCGAGGGGTAGAGCAGGCCGCCGAGGAAGAGATGGCCGGCGCCCTTCAGCGTCGGGAAGATGATCGCGCCGTCGGCGCGCGGCGCCGGGTCGGCGGTGACGCGCATGTCCGGCACCCAGCGGCACTCGCTGGTGATCAGGTAGTAGCAGTCGCCCGACGTCGCGTTGAAGACGATGTCCGGGCCGGGCGTGACGAGCGTCTGCACCTCGCTCCACATCAGGGCATCAACGCCTCGTCGAGCTCGCGGCGATGCCGGCCGGCCATCACGCGCAGGTAGCGGGTCTGCTCCGCGAGGTGCGCGTTTCCTTGCAGCGTGAACTGTTCGAGCGCGTGGGTCTGGAGCGCGTTGCCCGATCCGGTTCCGCCGAGGAACTGCGAGATCATCCCCGTCAGGAACTGGTGCTGGAAGCCCGCGAAGTCGGAGAACGCCGCCTCTGTCTCCCTGCGGATCGTCTCTGCGTCGCGCTTCGCGTCGTCGCCCTTGAGGAGCTGGTTGATCTCCTTCTGCTCGGCGATCCGCTTGCCGCGGAACTCCTGCCGTGCCGCGGCGTCCAGCTTCCGGTTGTGCTCCTGGCGCTTGTAGAAGTCGCGCAGCCGGCGGTGCGCCTTGATGTCGTCCTTCTCGTTCTTCTCGGTCAGCTCTGCGGCTGCGACGTTGTTCTGCAGCACCTCCTCGCGCGCCTCGAGCTCGTTCTTCGTCTCCGCCTTGCGTGACGCGACCCACTGCTTGTCGAGGAGGTTGATCCGCTTCTGCGCGTCGGCCTGCTCCTTCGCGGTGAGCCTCGCGTCGTTCACGCGCGCCATCAGGAACTTGCGGAGCGCCAGGTACCGGCGTCGATCGCCGGCACGTCCGGGCCGCTCGAGCGCCTCGTCGAAGAGGTTCCGGAGCTCCTGCTCGGCGGTGTCGATCCGCTCGCGGTACCGGGCCTTGCGCGCGTCGGCGCGCTCCTTCTGCCTGCGCTTCCGCTCGTCGCGCTCCTGCTCCGCGTCCCTCTCGATTCCCTCCTCGATCCCCCTGACCGTCTGGCGCTGGTTGCCGATCTTGATCCGGAGGTCCTTCAGCTTCTCCCCGGTGAGGTGACCGGTCTTCAGCTCGCGCTCGTAGATCGCGAGGATCTGCCGTTCGGCAGCGAGCTCTTGCTGCGGCGTCCCGGCATTCGCTGCGGCGATCTCCGCGCGATCGAGCGGCGAGAGACCGTCACCACCGGCACCGCTGCCGGTCCTCCGGCGCGGGGGCTTCTTCCCAGGGACCGGCCCCGGAATCGGGCGCCCCTCGCCTGGTGCGACGATCTCGGTCGGCAGCTTCTGCCGGCCAACCACAGCCTGGTAGTCGCCCTGCGACATCAGCAGCGGGTTGCCGGAGGTGAGCTGCCCCATCGGCGTCCCCCACTTGCGGTTGTACTCGCGGGCCAGCTCGCGCGCCCGCTTTGGGTCGACGCGAGACATGTCCGCGATGTTGAGCTGCTGCTGGCGCAGCGGCGGCGGCCCCATGACGCCGCCGAGCGTCTCGTTGATCACGACGGCCGCGCCGGCGCCTGCGATGAGGCCACCCACGAGCCCGCGCCCCGAGATCGTGGGGATGCGGCCACGGCGTCCGGTCGGCACCGGAGTCGGCGTGCCTCGCCCCCGACCACCTCCGCCACCTCCGCCACCAGGGACGCCCTCGGTGACGGTGGTGACGACCATCGTCCGGTTCCGAGTCGCGGCATCCCAGGCCGCCTCGAAGCGGAGCGCGTCGGCGGCACCCTTCGTCGCGGCAGCCGAGCTCGAGGTTGCCAGGATCCCGAACGAGCGCAGGATCTTGTAGATGAACCGTGCGCCGATCGCGATCTCCAGCGCGTGCGTGAGCCCGCCGACCGCCTCGATGACAGGGTCGAGGACAGCCTTGATGCCGCCGAAGACCTCCTTCAGGATCTTCAGCGCGACCGCAGCGTCATGGATGGCGGTCTTCGCCTGCTCGGTCGCCTCACCGCTTGACTCCATCTTGTTGACCCAGTTCGTCGCCGCCCGAAGCGCCTCGGTGAACTGCGGCAGGAGGGCCGTCCCGATGGTGATCTGGAGCGTCTCGATCGATGACTTGAAGGCGTCCAGCGCGCCCGAGTAGCCCTTGTTGCGGGCGGCTGCGTTCTTCTGCGCGGCGTCGAGCTCGGAGACCTTCTTCAGCATCCGGTCGTACGCCGGAAGCCCGCCGAGGATCGTGGCGAACACGGCGCGCTGGGCGTCCTGCCCGAAGATCGTCTGGACAGCCAGCTTCTGCTCGGCCGGCGCGAGCGTGACCAGGCGGTCGTGGTACTCCTTGAGGATCTGCCGCAGCGGCTTGATGTTCCCGGCCGAGTCGGTCGCGGACAACCCGAGCTCGTTCATCTTGTCGGCCGCGGCCTTCGAGATCGGGATGAGCCGCGTGAGCATGACGCGCAGCGACGTGCCTGCGTCCGAGCCGATGATCGACTTGTTCGCCAGCAGGCCCAGCATCGCGGCGGTCTGCTCAAGCGACAGCCCCCACGAGTGGGCGACGTTGGACGCCTGCTGCATCGCGAGCGCGACGTCGGGGATCTCGCCCGAGGCGGCGTTCGCGGTGGCCGCGAAGACGTCCGCGACCTTGCTCGCGCTCTCCCCGCTGAGGCTGAACGCGTTCAGCGAGCGGGCCGTGATCTTGGCGGCGTCCCCGACTTCGATGCCCGCAGCCGCGGCGAGGCGGAGAACGCCCTCCGCGCCGGCGATCGACTGCTGCACGTTGAGGCCCGCCTTGCCGAGCTCGGTCATCGCGTCGCCCGCGTCCTTCGCGGAGGTGGCGGGCAGGGTGATGTCGCGGCCGAGTCGCTTCGCCTCCTCCGACGCCCGGCCCATCTCCGCCGCGGTCGCGTGCGTGACGACCTGCATGACGTTCAACGACCGCTGGAACTGCCCCGCGACGTCGAGCGTTGACTTGAGCGCATACGCGAACCCAGCGCCGCCGAGGAACGACGAGGAGGCGAACGCGACCGAGCGGCCAAAGCGGCCGGCGGCGCCCGAGCCGACGATCATGCCGCGCGTCAGCCGGCCGAGCGAACGCTCCTCGCGATCCATCGAGGCGGTGCTCTTGTTCACCGAGCGGGAGAGCGCGTCCTGTTCGCGCCGCACCGCGAGCTCGGCGCGTGCGATCGCCTGATAGTTTCCTGGACCCTTTGCAAGAGCCCGGTGCAGTCGGTTCTGCGCGAGCTCCAGCCGGATCGACGAGTCCGACATGTGCTCGGTCGCCTGCTTGTACCGCTGCTCCGCCTGAGTGATGTCGCGGTTGAACTCGCCGGTCTCGGCCTCGAACGCGACCCTGGCGACGCCGGCGAGGTTCGACTGGATCGCCATCTAGCGGCCGGCCCTCACGGCGTCGATCTGCGCCTGCGCGTCGCGGTATGCCCGGTCGTCACGGTCCCGCTTGGCGCGGCGCGCGAGCATGTACATCAGCACCGCCTCCGCGATGAGGAGGTGCGCGACGCCGTCGTCCTCGACCCGGCCGCAGCACTCACACTGCACCCACGTCAGCCGGGGCGTCAGCGCCAGGAACCCCTGCACCGTCTCCCCCGCCATCTCCATCATCCGGACGGCTGCTCGGCTCGTTACGAAACCGCTCGTACTCCTCGAGCAGGACGATCGGGAGCCGCACCCCCTTCGCGTCCTCGTTGCGCTTGCGCTCGGCGAAGTCCAGGAGCATCCGCACGTCCGCCTCGGGCAGCTCGCGAACGTCGCTCGGCTCGATCTCCGGCTCAAGGAGCATCGTCGCGACGAGCCATTCGCGGAGCTCGAGGCCGGCGCGCACGACATCGGCGACGCGGTTCATCTGCTCCGGGTCGACGGCCGCGCGCATCGCGAGGTCGCCCATGTAGCCGTCGGCGCCGTCGATGTACGCGGTCGCCATCAGCGCGATCTCCGTCAGGTGGTCGGGGATCTTGTTCGCGCGCAGCAGCTCGTTCGAGTTGGGAACGATGAACCGCACGATCTGGCCGGACGGCAGCTCCGCTGTGTGTGGGCCGCGGTCGGAGCGTGCGGCCCAGGCGGCCTTACCGTTTGGCTTCGGTGGTGTCTTGCGCTCTTCCATTTGTCCCTGGGCCTCCTCGGGCGTGGGGGATCCGTTGTTCGAGCTCGGCGATCAGCGCGTCAATGCGGTCCTCGGAGTCCTGGAGGGCTGCCGCCGTCGTCTTGGTGTGGTTGCGGGTCGAGCGCACCAGCGCCTTGGCGAGATAGACCTCGTCGCGGAAGGCGCGGAGGAGCTGCTCATCGCTCACGCCTAGGTCGGCGAGGTGTCCGCCGTGGCGAGCGAGTTGGTCGTGACGATCGTCAGGTTGTTCGCCCAGACCGGCTGGCGCTTGGTCGAGAACGCGAGCTCCGAGAGGATCGGCGCGCCGTCGACGTTGACCGGCACCGTCGTCTCGGTGTACTCGACCGAGCTGCTCGTGAAGACGACCTTGTTCGTGGCCGAGGCTGCGACCTGGAGCGAGAACGTCTCGCTGAAGATCGCGGTCGTCAGCGTCGTCGCTGCGGCGGAGCCGCCGTGGAACTTCCGGAAGTCCGCGTCGCCGGTGTAGATCTTCCGCGCCGTCCCCTCGACCGCGTAGATGCCCGCGACCGAGTCGTAGGAGGCGAGCCCGAGGTCGCCGCGCAGCACGGTCACGTTGCGGTTGATCGTGAGCGAGAACGCGTCGAACGTGCCCGGCGCGACGCCGCCGATCGTGACCGTCACCATCGGGTAGGAGAACTTCTGGTCGGTCGCCTGCGCCGCCGGCACGATCGGCTCGGTCACGCCGAGCGTCGCCGAGAGACCGACGATCGAGACGGTGTAGGCGATGCCGGCGAGCGCCTCGCCGGAGACCGCGAGGCTGGAGAAGCGACAGTCGTCGAAGCGTGTGCACTGCGAGCCCGGCACGACGTCCCAGAACGTGTAGTAGGGCAGCGTCTGCACCGGCGTCGCCGTGTGCGTGAACGTGCCGGCGTCGGCGTTGGCACCCTGGATCCCCTTCGCGAGGAACGCGAACTCGCTGCCGCGCACCCAGTTCGACCACTCGAGCACCGGCGAGGAGCCGACGACCGTGTTGTCCGGCCGCTGCATCGTGGCGTCGGTCTCGGGGAGCGTGATGATCTCGCGGCCGGGGTTGCCAGCGCCGTCCGAGTTGAGCGAGAACTTGTGGGTCGGCGCCGTCGCCGGCGTCCCCTTGGCGGACTGGACAGCGCCGTAGATGACCCTGGTGTTGCCGGGGGTTACGGCCATCTCAGCCTCCTGCCTTCTCGGATGTGGGTGCCGCCGAGCCCTTCAGGAACGGCAGTTGGCTGAGTCCTGCGTAGAGAGCCGGGTCGTCTGTCTCGAACGTCGGGTTGTCCGACGTGAGCTCGATGTGCTTGTCGTCGGCCTGGAACTGCGCCCCGTCGACGCCGGACTTCAGCTCGACCTTGAACTTGCCCTTGGTAGCCATCGGCGGCGCCTATCGGCGCGCCCGGCTAGCCGCCGCGGGCGGAGCGGTTCCGGTCGTACGCGAGGAGCTGGATCTCGACCACCTGCGTCTCGTAGTCGGCGGTGATCTCCGTCACGTTGAAGAAGTGGTGCCCGATGGTGGTCAGCACCGCGCGCAGCGCCACCTCGATCTCCTCGGTCGCCTCCTCGAGCGGCTGCACGTTCATCCGCGGCGTGGTGCCCTGGTTCTGGCGGTAGAGCTTGAAGTAGCGGATCCGGTAGTAGTTCTCTTCCTCGTTGCCGTCGCGGGCGTGCGGACGCTTGCCCTCCCACCAGACGCAGCCGATGTCGTTCTCTTCCTGCGGGCCTTCAAGCTTGCCGCCGACGAAGCGCACCGGCCGCTCGGGCGTCGAGATCTCCTCGGCGAGCAGCGCCTGGAGCGTCTCGCGGAACACCGTCCGCGAGGTCGGCAGCAGCACGCTCGACATCAGATCCCCTTCTTGATCACGTCGCGCATGTGCTTGCGCCCGGCGCGCAGGCCGGCGTCAGCGAAGTAGAGCGGCTTGATCCCCGTGCCCGGCTCGCGCGAGCGCGTGCCTCGCGGAGCCTGCTTCAGCGGCCGGGTGCGGTTCCCAAGCGTGCCCCAGTTCTGGAACCAGGCGTAGTAGACGGGGCTCAGGAACGAGGACTGCCAGCCGTCCGCCGAGCCGCTCGCCGGCCAGACGCGGATGTCTGCCATCTGACCGCTCTTCGAGCGTTGCGAGGCGAGTCCCGCCGCGACAGCCCCTCCCCGCACCGCCGCCTCGCCGACCGCGCGCCGGGCGAGGTCGCTGTAGCCCTTCCGCATCTGCGGGAAGTTGTTCGTGACGTCGACGGTCGAGCGGATCGTCGGCATCTACGTCGACCTTCGGTACGGCGCCAGCAGCGAGCGCGACTCGATCGGCAGGTTGCGCGCCCGGTTGTCCGGCTCAAGCGACGTCTCTGCGATCTCGGCGAACCCGAGCCCGCCCACCTCGCCGCCGGCGAACCCGGTCGGGTTCTTGTACGCGTCGTCGATCGCGATCCAGAGCGCGAGCTCGACGTCGGAGGGGACGGTGCCGATCCCCCAGTCGCCGGTGACCGAGACCTCGTAGCTTCCCGTCTGCCGGTAGGTCGGGAGCTCCAGCCACCAGTAGGTGCCTTCGGCTGTTGCCCCGGCGGGCTTCGGCCAGTAGTTGCCGACTACGGTTGGAGTGCCCGCGATCAGGATTTCCTGATAGCCCGCCGGGTACTGGGTGTTCGCGACGACTTCGGTCGCCGAACGAAGGTCGTAGGGCTCCATCGACATGAAGCCGGCGCCGTCGTAGTGGAAGCTGCGCGTCGCCGCGAGCGTGATCGGCAGCCACTCGCGCCGCGTGTACTTCTCGACCGCGCGCGAGTAGGCGTTGATCAGCGTGATCAGCTTACGGTCCTGCGAGTCGTCGGTCGCGTCGCGCAGCACGTACTCGCGCGTCTCGCCGAGCGTCGTCAGCGCATTCGCGTCGAGCGGCCCGAGCAGGCTCGTCAGCGGCTCGCGCGCGACGAACGTCTTCTCGTCGGCGACGGACACGGTGCCCGTGCCAGCGAAGCGGTAGAACCAGTCGCCGGCCATGTCGACGGCCACGTCGAGGTGGTAGAGGCCGACCCCGTCGCGCACGATCTCGCCCAGCGAGACGGTGTAGTCGGTGACCGTCCCGTCCGGCTTGCGAATGCTGGCGGTGACCGTGGTCGGGTCGGCCGGCTGGTTGTCGACATCGCGGAACGGCGCCTCGATCCGCGCGACATCGCCGACGTCGTAGATCGTGGCGGTCACGCCGCGCCTATCGTCTCGGGCTCCACCTCGCCGGGCGGGTAGTCGCGCAGCCCGACCCGGTCCTTCGAGGTGGAACCGGACGAGACTCCGAGCGTGCCGGCGCCGGCGGTGACGACGAGGCTGCCGCGCGAGCGGCTGATCCCGAGCTCGAGCCCGTCGAGGCTCCCGTTCGTCGTCGTCAGCTTGCCGGGGTTCGGGGCGCTGCTCTGCCGCCGACCCGACCCGACCGTGCCGAGCTGGCCGTAGCCGGTCTTGACGATGACCGCGCGGGTGACGGTGCCGGAGCCAGCGGTGCCGACGGTGCCGTAGCCGGAGCGCGGGTGTTCGAGGATCCGGCCGCCGGAAGCTGTCAGGTTTGCGAGACCGAACCCGGTCTTCGTGTACAGGGTCGAGCGCGACCCGGAGCCGACAGCGCCGACGCTGCCGGAGCCGCGCTTCGCGTAGACGCTCGCGCCAGCGCCCGAGCCGATCCCGCTGACGACACCGGTGCCGCGCTTGGTGGTGACGCTGTTGCGACGACCGGAGCCGACGAGACCGACGGTCGCGTAGCCGCTCTTGCCGGCAGTGCTCGCCTTCGACGCGGCGCCCGAGCCGACCGCGCCGAGCACGCCGGCGCCGCTCTTGGCGGTGAACGACTCGCCCGCCCCGGAGGCGACGTGGCCGACGCTCCCGAAGCCGCTCTTCTGGATGATCCGCGCGCGAGCTCCAGAGCCGACGAACCCGACAACGCCGGCGCCTCGCTCCTGCGCGACATCGACATCGGCGCCGGAGCCGACGAGACCGAGGACGCCCGCGCCGGTCTTGGTCTGAACGCCCGCGCGTGCCGACGCGCCCGCCCCGACGTGGCCGACGACGCCTGCGCCGGTCTTGGCGGTGAACGACTCGCTGGGTCCGGAGCCGACATGGCCGACAACGCCGGCGCCCGCCTTGACGAAGACGCTGGCGCTCGAGCCGGAGCCGACCGCCCCGACGACACCTGCGCCGGCCTCCTGCGCGACCGAGCTGCCCGCCCCCGAGCCGACGTGTCCGATGACACCAGAACCCGTCTTCTGCTTGACGGCGGCCCTCGCGCCGGAGCCACCGAACCCGACGGTGCCGGTGCCCGTCTCCTGCGAGACGACGACGTCTGCGCCGGAGCCGACGAAGCCAACGGTCGCGGCGCCTGTCTGAACCTCGACCGAAACGCTCGGCCCGGTGCTGATGAACCCGACGGTGCCGAAGCCGGACTTCGCGTAGAGCTGGAAGCCGGAGACCTGCTTCGCCCCGGAGCCAACGTGGCCGACGGCGCCGAAGCCAGTCTCGCTGGCGACGAACGCGTCCTGGCCGGAGCCGACGTGGCCGACGGTGCCGAAGCCGCTCTTCTGGAAGACGGAGGAGCTCGCCCCGGAGCCAACATGGCCCACGACACCGGCGCCCGCCTCCTGGTTGACGGACGCGCTCGCCCCCGACCCGACGAGGCCAAGGACACCAGCCCCGGTCTGGTCTTCGATGGAGACGCTGGGGCCGGTGCTGGTGAAGCCGACGGTGCCGAAGCCGCTCTTCGTGTAGACGGCGCCCGCCCCAGACACGAACTGGCTCGCGCCCGAGCCGACGCCGCCCACCGTGCCGAAGCCGGTCTCCTGCGCGATCGACTCGGAGCTCCCCGCGCCGACGAGCGCCGTGATGCCCGCGCCGCTCTTCTGTACCAGCGACGCTCTGGCGCCCGCGCCGACGAACCCCTCGATGCCGGCGCCGGTCTTCTGGACGATGCTCGCGCTCGGCCCGGAGCCGACCAGGCCCGCCGCGCCGAAGCCCCGCTTGTCGAAGACGGAAGCGCCCGCGCCCGCGCCAACGTGGCCTACGGTCGCGAAGCTGGACTCGACGAAGACGCTCGAGCTCGGCCCGGAACCGACGAGACCGGTCGCGCCGTAGCCCGCCTTGGTGTAGACGTTCGCGCCCGCAGTGACCGCGCCGCCGACGACCGCGACCGAGCGGTAGAGACCGACGCGACCTGGGCGCTTACGGGCTCGGATCGGGTAGCGCATACCGATCCCCTAGCTGTCTACGGCAACTCGCGAACCCAGAACGTCATGTTCACGCTCGCCACGTCAGCGAGCGCCGCCATCATCCGGACGACCAGCAGAGACGCGCCTGTGGTGATGAACCCGCACTCCTCCGGATAGAAGATCTCGTAGCCAGCGCGGACGTTGAAGCCAAACGACTTCAGGTTGGTCGGGGTGCCCGCCGAGGCGATCGTCGCGCCATAGACCTTCGCGGTGAAACCGGCGGCGGAGTCGCCCAGGGTGCACGGCTGCGGTGTCGTCGTGGTGCCGTTGCCCGTCGTCGTGTGGCCGCGGATCACCCGGCAGCGCACCCACTCCTCCTGTGCCTCCTGCACCTCGGAGGTGACGTAGATGCCCATCCCGATCAGCTCGATCGGCTTGTCGGTGCCAGCGTCGAGCTCGAGCAGGTCGACGTCGCCGTCGGCCGTGGCGATCGTCTGGTTCTCGACCTCGACCGTGAAGACGCTAGGCACGTCCGCGCCTATCGGCCCGCCCGGTTAGCGGAACGTGAGGAAGCGGCTCGCGCGACGCTGGCGACGGAGGACAGGGCCGGGGGCGGCGCCAGAGACCTTCGCGGACGCCCCGGAGCCGACCAGACCAGCGACGCCGGCGCCCGTGTCGGTGTAGACGAACGGCCCGGTGGCGTACTCGGTCAGCGTCACCGGGAAGGTGATGTACGTGTCCCCCGAGGCGCCGGCGCTGGTGCCGCCGTAGTAGGTCGTGACGGTCTGGGAGGCGCCCATCGCCGCCGTCGGCATGTCATCGATGTAGAGCCGGATCCGGAGCCGCTGCCCGTTCGTGATCGCGAGGTCGTCCCCGGAGACGTTGACCGTCTCGGCCGCCTCGGCCGTGTTGAGCTCCCCTGTACGCCCGTTGTTGGCGCTCGCGCACCACGACGCCCACACCGTCGGGCTGGTGCCGTCGCCCGCGACACGGGCGATCTCGACGCGGAGCGAGGCGTTCGCGGCGATCGCGGACTCGAGCGCCCGGATGTTCGCCTCTGCCAGTCCGGTCAGCGTCACCGCCTGGAGTGGCCTGGTGAACCAGTCGACAACGGTGCCCCCAGCGGTGTCGGTCACCTGCCTCGGGGTGGTGAACCCGGCCGCCGTGTTCGTCACGTCGTTGACGACACCGCTGCCCCGACTTGTCCATGCTTCCCGGTCGACCGAGGCGGTCGCGACGGCGGAGGCGGTGTCGGTCAGGTAGAGCCTGGTCGAGACGGGCTGATAGACGATGAACGTCAAGTCCTTAGTGGCGTCCTCAATCCAAAGCAGCGGCCCACTCTGACCAACTGCCGACGATCCGCCCGCGTAGAGGTTGCTAGCACGACCGGCACGGGGGACATTCGCACCATCAAACGCACCCGATCTCGAAAGAACGATCCAGTACAGCGTCGATGGAGTCGTCGCATAGGAAAGAGCGAAACTCCACCATGCTGGTGTGACAGCACTAAGACTCGCTGCTGACATGCTTTGCGAAGCAAGAACGGTGCCTGACGGAACCCCGGAAGCATCCGACTGTAGTTCGACGATGACGTTGTCGGTTGGGGTGCCTCCTTTTGAAAGCCACAGTTCGACCCGACTGATCGGGCCAAGCGCGGTAAAGGACTGCGCTAGATACGCCTGGAAGCTCGCGGTCCCGATATTCGCCTGGCCGTCCGCTGCGCTGCTCTGGGTGATCGAGGCAACCTCGCCGACGCCGCCCCCCGACTCGAACGTGATGTTCTCGGTGAACGTGACGTAGCTGTCGCCCGAAGACCCAATGCTGACCGTATCGAAATAGAAACTGGTCGGCCCAATGGCATTGGCAGCCATTGTTCCTGCATCGTCGATAAAGACCCGGATGCGTAAACGATCGCCACGATTGAGCGTTTGCGCTGTGTAAGCGCCCGAAGTCATACCCGTCGTAAAGTTCTGGACCGTCCCGCCTGCCGTTGTAGCAAGCTCCGTAGTGCGCGTGCTCTTCACGATCTGCACGATCGCGTTATCCGTCGCACGAATGATGTCGATGATCACGTTGATCGCAGCATTGTCGGTCATGCTGTTCTCAAACGCCCAGAGGTTCGCGGTGACCGTGCCGGAAATGGTTACGTCCGCAGCTACAGGCTCGGAAATCCATTCGACTGGAACGGACGCGATTTGCATTTCAAGACCGTTGGTTGGCCCGTTCACAGGATTCACGTCGGCATTGTCGGGAGCGCTAGTCCCAATCGAGGTACTCAGTGCCCTCGGAGTCCAACCTGATGCAGTTCCATCCAACTTCGCAGTATTCGTTCCCCTATGTGTAGAAGGGAGCGTCGAACGAAGATATAGTTGCGTCGCCATCTAGTGCCACGGCCTCCAGGCCCGTCGCTCCGCGTTCAGGTTGCGCTGCCCCGGCCAGCCGTCGACTCGGAACCAGAGCCGCTTCCACAGCGGCGTCTGCAGCGTGTCGAACCGCTGCTCGTGATCGGACACCTTTCGCTCGAGCAGCTCGACCTTCGTGTTCAGCGAGAGCAGCAGTTGCTGGTCGGTCATCGTCCCACCCTCCGCCGGCGGGATGTGTAGAAGCTCTGGCCTTCCGCTACCGCTGAGACAAGAGCCTCAAGGATTGCGCCACTCGTCCCCGTGCCTCCTGTTCCCGTCAGCGTCGGCGTGAACGATCCGGGGACGCCAAGCACGGTGCCGTAGGCCAGCACGCACCAGTCGCCGCCCGCGCCGGAGAGGACTGTTTGCGCGGCGATCACCATCGTCGAGCCGTTGCCGAACGTCATCGCGCCGCCGTTGTCGGTGCCGACCATCATCAAGACCAGCTCGTCGTCCTTGACGGGCGTCATCGCGTCCCCCGCGCATCCGTTCGCCCCGGTCGGGATCGGGTCCAGGTAGTTGTCGTCGTTGTCGTCGATCGTGAAGCCACCGCCCAGCCCGAGCGCGTACGCGAACTCCGCGATCACCACGGCGTCGAAGCTGCCGGTGTCGAACGTGCTGACGGTGTTCGCGCCGCTTGTTGGTGCAACGCCTCCCCACAGGCTCAACTTCTGCTGGTTCGTCGTCAGGAACGCAGGTCGGAGCGCGCTGTAGACGGTGCCGCGCGAATCCGTCGGCGCGGGGATCGTCGGGTTGGTCGCACCGTCGACCTCGAGCGCGACAGCAAGGAACGAGCCCGCCGCGACGTTCGAGTCGAACGCCAGCGTGCCCGCGCCGATCTGCGCCTTCGACTGGGTCAACGACCAGTTGGTCGGCATCAGTGCCCGAAGCTGCCGACGAGCCGCCTAGCCCTTAGCCCGTCAGGACCCAGGACGGCGTGACCTTGATCACGTCGTTCGTGTTGATCTGCACCGCGGTCGTGTCGTCGAAGTTCGCGCCGAACCAGACGACGCCCGCCTGGGCGGTCGCGCCCGAGCAGATGATGAAGCCGTTCGCGGTGCCCCACTGCGCGGTCGCGGTCGCGAACGTCACCTGCGCCGCCGCCGAGCCTCGGCCCGACTGGGTGGTGCCGACCGTGCCCCACGAGGAGCTCGAGATCGTCTGGCGGACGTACGCGCCGGTCGCGGCGAACTCCGACCATGACGCGATCACCGCGGCCGAGGTGCCGACCGTGGAGGCGGTGAAGGCCGAGAACAGTCCGAGCCAGGTGTTCGCCGGCCCCGTGGCGCCCTTCGGGTAGCCAGCGTAGATCAGGTCCAATCCTTCGTTCGGGAAGATCTCAGCCATCTCAGCGCCTCCTCAGGCGACGGGGTACAGGTTCGGTGGGGCCGCCCCTTCGACGCGGCAGCGGAAGCAGAACCAGCGGTCCTTCGTCAGGAACAGGATCGAGCGCGTGTTGCCGCAGTGGGCGCAAACGGTGACCATCGAGATCAGCTCGCCGCGCTCGTCGAGCAGTGGCGCGTCCGGGTGCCCCTGGATCTCCAGGACGCTAGACACCGGCGGGCTCCTGCTCCTCGACGGGCATGAACATGTGTCGGAACCGCTCGTCCATCGTCGTGAACTCGGTCAGCGCGCCCCAGCGGCCCTCGTGGAACATCGGCCGCACGTTGAAGATCCCGAGGTGGCCGATCGTCACGTCGGAGGTCGCGAAGATCCGGAAGTTGTGGTGCTTGCGGATCCGGGTGCAGAAGGTGACGTCCTCGTTGAGAACCACCTGCCGGCCCTTCCAGTCCATCGTCGAGAACCACCAGGGGTCCTCGACCTCGTCGATCACATGGCGCCGGATCAGCATCCCGGCGCTGCCGGCCGCGTCGACCTCGAACACGCCCGTCTCGGGGACGTTCTCCCACTTGATCGGGTCGAACAGCGGGTTGCCGTCCTCGTCGAACGCCTCGAGCTCATCGAAGAGGACGAGAGACCAGGGCGGGTTCCGCTTCACGCAGAGCGGCACCAGCACGTCGATCTCGGGATGCTCGTCCATGACCCCGAGCATCCGCATCAGCGTGTCGCCCGGCCAGACGTGATCGTCGCCCATGATCCACAGCCAGCGGTCCTCAGGGCGAACCTGGCGGAAGATCTGGTTCAGGTTCTCGGTCACCGACGCGGAGCACATCGCCGACAGATAGGTGTTCGGCGGCTGCTGCGTCCCGCACAGCGAGACCGTGAACAGCACGAAGCGCCCCACCTCGCTGGTCGGGAGCGCGATCGTGCCAGGGGACTCGCTCAGGAGCTCCACGGTCGCGCCTATCGGCCGTCTCGACGACGCGCGCCCAGACGTGAAGGATCCAGCGTCCGTCGCGCATCGTGTCGACGTGCTGGAGGTAGACCGGCACCTCGTTGACGTGCGTCATCCCGCCCGAGAGGAGCTCGCGTGCGAGCCCCTCCGAGCAGGCGAACTCCTGGTAGCCGATGTACTCCAGCCGCTCGACAGGCGGCCAGTCCACTACCCCGAGCTCGAGGACTTGCTGGCCGTCTTCGCAGCGGCCGGCGCTGCGGCACCCTCGGCGGGGCCGACGACGCTCGGATCCGGAACGGCCTCGTGGTATGCGACCTCGGCCTCCGCGACCGCCTGCCGCTGCGCGTCGAGCGCCTCGGCAACAGCGCCGCTAGCACCCGAGACCGCCTCGGCGAGCTGGTCGTGCGCGTCGTTACGGGCCTTGATCTGCTCGCGTGTGCCGGGCGCGGTGTCGCCCCCGTCGTGCGCGTACTGGTTGACCTCATCCATCAGGAACCTCCGCTTTGTCTTCGACTACGGGGGCACGCAACGCCTTGTCCTGCGCTCGGCGCCGCGCCTTCTCCGTCGGGGCGACATCCGCGTTGTCGCGGAGCTGGAGCTGACCGCCCACGATCTTCAGCTCGACACACACCTGCTCGGGGATCACCGCGCCGATCGGGTAGGCGAGCCTGAGCACGCCCGCGGCGTCCGGCAGCCAGATCTGCTCGGAGGCGATCTGACTGCCGGGCGGAACCGCGACGCCGGCGGGGACGATCACGACCCCTGGCCCGGCGTAGTGCGTGTACCCCTTGCAGGTGCCGTCGGGGGCTCCGCAGACAGGACAGTCCACACCGGTCTAGATACCCGTGACCTTGACGAACGCCGTCGGCCGCTCGACCGCGAATCCGTACCGGCCCTCGGCCAGGATCACGATCATGTTGCGGACGAAGAAGTCCGAGTGGCTGTCGGACGTCAGCACCGAGACTCCGTCGCGGACGTAGAGCACGGCCCGGCGCCAGTCGCCGACGAGCGCGGTGCCCGCGGCGATCGTCTGGTCGAGCACGACCCGCAGTCCCCAGAGCGCGTCCTCGCCGGAGGCGTAGGGCGGCCCGAAGAAGTAGTCGCCGCTCGTCGCCGACTTCGAGAGCCGGATGTCCTGCCAGTCGGCGGGGTTCATCACGATCGCGGTCGGCTCGAAGAACGCCGTCCGCACAACGGTGATCGCCTTGAACACCGCGTCGGCAGCCGAGTCGGTGCCGATCGCCTGCGTGCCGATGCCGGCCGTGTTCAGGACCCCGGCCAGGTTCGGGGCGATCCCGTCGCCGTTGATCATCTGGGTGTTGACGCGGCGCAGGACGCCGTCGACGAGCTCGTCGTCGATGATCCCGCGGAGCATCGGCATGTCGGCGAGCGCCTGCCGGGTCGCGGGGATCCAGTGAGCGATCGTCCGGATCGGCGTGTTCTCGACCACGAACGTGATGGCCGACTCGGGCTTCGTGCCGGACGTGCCGGTCGTCGCCGTCGCCTCCGCGACCTCGGCCGCGTTGTTCGTCGTCGCCGAGTGGCGGACCCACTCGACCGTGCTGCCGTCCGACACCTCGCGCACCGTCACGAGCTGCGCGATCTGGAGGTTCTGCCGCAGCACCGGCAGGAAGCCGGGCAGACGGATGTTGCGGAGGAGCTGCGTGCCGGGAGCGCCGCCCCCGGTGAGCAGCGTCTTCAGCTCGGTGTTGTCGAGCACCCGGATCGGGGGCAGGTGCGGCCGTGCGCTCTCCGAGCCGGGGTCCCAGCTCGCGCGCATCGCCTTGTACTGCGCGCTCGAGGTGACGCGCTCGCCGGCGCTGATCGACTCGTCGCCGCCGTCCGCCTTGTTCTCGTGGTCGTCCTCGTCGCCGGGGTCGCTGTTGCCGTTCAGCCTCGGCCCGGCCTCCATCTCGACGGCCTTGCGGTAGGCGTCCTCGTTCTTGCCGTGCTCGTCGACCGCCTTCAGGTACGGGTCGTAGAACTCCGCCTTCAGCTTGTCGACGGCCTCGGCCTCGGAACCGGCCTCCTCGACCCGCGCCTTCTCGTCGCTGAACTGCGCCCAGAGCTTCTGGACGTCGGCCTTCGACTCCTCGTAACGCTTCTTGAGCGTCGCGTTCATCGCTTCTCTCCTCCGCTCGGGACCGGGGGTTGGGTGGCGTGTCGCGGAGGGAACCGCCACGCCGGGATCGCCTTGGCTTCTGCTGAGGGGGTTGGCTCCGGCGCCGGCGGGGCCGGCTCGGGCTCAGGGTCGGGCGCCGGCGGATCGGGCTCCGGCGTCGTGGTCGACTTCGTCACCGTGAACGTGTACGAGTCGCTGTTCCCCGACGACGCCCACGTCGCCGGCACGTAGATGCCGTTGAACGTCTCGAAGCCCGACGTGGCCTTCGGCGCCTGGACGAGCCCCGTCTCCTCGTTGATCCCTCGCAGACACGGGCCGACCTCGTGGATCGGGAAGAGCGACTTGAGCTCGCGAATCCTCGAGCCCTTCTCGAACGACTCCTCGGCGTCATCGACGTCGTAGGCGAACGAGAACTGGCGCAGCGCCGGCGGACGCCCTTCCCGCGACTTCATCGCGGTGTAGACCATCCGCGCGTACTCGTGGTCGTCCTCTTCGTCGACGAACAGGCGGCCCTTGACGGTCAGCCCCTTCGACGTCGAGCCCCAGTCGATCGTCTCGCCGATCGGCGGGATCTTCCACTGGTGGAACCAGACCACCGGCGGCGGCGGCTGCTCCTCGATCGCCTTCGTGAACGCGCCCTCATGGACACGGTCACGTACGCGATCGACGTTGCCGAAGACCGAGACCAGCGCCTCGAACTCGCCCTTCGCGCCCGCCGCCTTCACTTCACTCAGCGGAAATGCCTTCGTCTCCATCGGCCGCGCCTATCGGCGGGCCATCCGTCGGGCGTGTCAGGATCCCGCCGTGACCACCGAGCGTCAGGCGCTCGACCGGCTACTCGCCGCTCACCCCGACTGGGATCTCATCCGTGTGAGTTGGATGACGCCCGAGGACCGGATGTTCGTTAGTCCGTGGCTGATCGTCGTCCTTGGGCAACGCTCCGAGGACGGGTCAGAGGCGTGGGCGCACCACCGCTACGCGATCTGGAAGAAGACCGGTGCGATCCACGGCATTCAGGACGACAACTCGGTCACCGACGACCCGTTGCCGATCTAGCTCGCGCTAGGATCGGCCGAGCGGGGATAGCTCAGACGCCAGCTACGATCCGGCACCCAACGGCGCCGAAGGTTGTCCGGGGAGCAGAAGAGCAAGGGGAGCGCCCTAGGTCGCGGCTTGGCAGACCGCTCCCCGCTTCGGCCGCTAGCCAGCGAGCGGCGGCGTTCCGACCGGAGTCGACTCGTTCGACGGGATCCGCCCGTCGAGCGCCACCATGTTGAGCGGCGCGTAGAGCGCGTCGGCGCCACGGTCGTTGACCGGCGGCAGGTTCTCGAACGCGCGCACCTCGTTGCGGGTGATCCAGCCCGCCACCAGCGACTGCGAGTACGCCAGGAAGCGCGACTCCAGGTTGCCCTTCAGCACGTCCGCCATGTCGAACTCGACGAACGTGCCCTCGAAGTCGAAGAAGCGGGAGATGAGCTGCGTCGAGAACACGTCCTCGACCTGGGTCGCCTCCGGCCCGAGCGTGTCCATGTAGAAGCCGCGGTGCGCCTCCTCCACGTTCGAGAACGTCGCCCGATCGAGGATCCCGATCTGCGTCGGGTCGACGTTGTAGGTGGCCGCCACCTCCTCGCGATTCAGCTTGCGGCTCATCACCAGCTCGGCTTCCTGCGCGGTGTGCGTCACCGACTTCAGGTCCGCGCCGCCCTCCAGCAGCATGTTGCCGCCACGCGTGTCAACACCCGTGTTCTGCTGGCGCAGCTTCGCCTCGAGCTCGCTGCGCTGCTGCGGCTGCAACCGGCCCGGCACGACATACGCGGTCGCCGGCCGCATCCCGTTACGGAACGACGAGATCGACGCCCGCTGCGCCGCGTCCTCCAGCGTCAGCGTCCGCGCCAGCGGCTGCAGCGGGCTGATGCCGGCGATCCCATCGATCGAGGCGGCGCGGAAGTGGAGCACCTCGTCGGGCAGCCATGTCTTGCGGACAGCGCCCGTCTCGACCCGGTAGCCGGCGATCGGGGTCGTCTTGCCGCGCAGGATCTTCACCTGCGCCCAGTCGACCGGCCACAGCGCGACCGGCGGAGCTCCCATCTGCTGCGACTGCTCCTGCACCAGCAGCGCGTTGCCGTGCACGAGCTTCTGGATCATCACGAACTCGACCATCGAGTACTGCGAGCCGCCCGGCCACGGCGTCCGCAGCAGCGACGCGAGCGGGTGCTCGCGCAGCCGCTGCCGCGAGCCCGACGCCTCGTCGAGCTCGTACGCCTTCAGCGGCAGCCGCGCCAACGCCTTCGCGATCTTGTTGACGACCGTGTACACCCACGGCTGCGTCCGATAGAGCGTCTCGTAGGCGGTCGCGCCGAGCGTGCCGACCAGATCGATCGTCCGGTCCTCGACGACCTCCACTCCGGAGTAGGCGTTCGTGCCGGCCAGCGGCCACGCCTTCTGGCCCTGCGGCGTCACGTACACCGTCACGGCAACGCCCTCACGATGAACGCCACCTTCGCGAGCGGGATCAGGATCTCGCCCGACAGCTCCTGCTCCGCCTCGCCGAGCAGAGCTCGAGCGTGCGCGAGCGCGAGCGCGTCGTCGTAAACGCCGATCACGACGCCCCGGAAGGTGTGCCCGTCCGAGGTCGTGACGACCGCCGTCTCTCTGGTGAGTCGCCTGAGCGCGCTACCGCGAAACACATCGGCGGCGCCTATCGGAAAGCTCGCCCGCTTGAACACGTCCGCCGCTGCAGGTACACTGCAGGTGTCACGGTTCCCGATTCAAGGAGGTAGGAAGTGAGCACCACGATCCAGCTTGAGGCGCACGCCCCGGACGAGCTGCCGGCGCCGACCGAGAAGGTCCGCTGGCACATCGCCGGCGACTACTGCGGCATCCCTCTCGTCCAGATCGAGGGCGAGCGCGACGACGTCGTCGGCTTCGTCCTCGACCACTGGGGCGAGGACTTCTACGCCTGGGGGCTCGACGAGACCCCCGAGACCGACGAGGCCGTCGACGCCGCCGTCGACGACTTCCTCGCCCAGCACGCCGTGCCGGCACAGCTCCTCGCCGAGGCCGCCCGGCTCGGCGTCGACGTCGAGGTCGAGCGGTTCGACCCGTACTTCCTCGCCAAGATGCTCGCCGAGATCAACGCCGTCCCCGAGGCAGAGCGCGCCGCCGCCGTCCGCGCCGTCAACGACGGCTCCACCCCCGCCGACCGCGCCTCGTACTGATGCCCTGGTATCACGGCACCACCCACAAGCGGTTCAAGCCCGGCCAGATCGTCGTCCCCGGCCGCAAGGTCGGGCAGAACTCCAACTGGTCGGTCTTCTCCGAGAACTACGCCCGCAAGCTGGAGTCCGGACGCGTCATCGCGATGGGCGACGTCGTCTGGATCACCTCCGACCTCGACGAGGCGATCGACTGGGCGCACCACTCGACCCTGAAGGCGCTCCCGTCCGAGATCCGGAAGATGCCGGCCGGCGGGATCGCCGTCTACGAGGTCGAGCCCGTCGAGCTCGACCGGCCCGTCGAGCAGCACTCGCAGGCCGCCGCCGAGGCGATCTGCGCGAAGGCGCGCGTGCTCCGCGAGGTGCACTTCGACCCGTTCCCCCTCGACCTCTGCGACGAGGGCTGCGGAGAGACCGCGACGATCTTCCGCGACGACGAGCAGCTCTGCGCGACCTGCGCCACCTGCCGCATCTGCGGACACGTCCACCTCGACTGGCAGCCGTGCCCCGACCCGAAGGAGGCGCGATGACCCTGCCACCGGAAGCGCGGGCAGGCTTAGAGCGGGCATGGCTGCAGATCCTGCGCGAGCGCCATCCGGACGTGACCTGGCGGATCGCTCGACGCGAGCTCGTGATCGAAACCGAGGACAACGCCGGCCGCCCGATCAACGTCTACCTTCACCCGAACGCCGGCTACCAGATCTACCACGACGGCTGGCGCATCGCGACCCGCAAGACGAAGCGTGGCGCGACCGCCGTCGTCGAGCGCGCGAAGACGCGCGCACAGGACGCCGCGGCTATGCGGGAACCGTGACAAGTCCCTGCCTCTAGCCACGGCCAGAACGGCCCTCGGAAAACGGGGGCCGTTCGCGTTACAGGAACGTGATGTCCGGCGCCACCGCGAGCTCCTCCGAGGTGGCGCGGTCGTACGAGATCACCGCGCCCATCGCCAGGTCGATCTTGCGCTTCGAGGAGCGCGACTCCTTCGTGATGTAGGCGCCGTCGGTCGTCTCCTTCACGATCGCGTTGCCGATGTGTTCCGCCAGCCGCGGGTTGCCGTCATGCGTCAACTGCCGGTTCACCACCGCCGTGAAGAACTTCGAGCAGGCCGCCGACATCCGCTTGCGCTGCGTCGTCTCGTAGCGGACGACAGGCGGCGCCCCCCACCGCTCCTCCCAGTCCTCGATCTCCCGATGCCAGCCGGGCGGGTCGCAGTCGAGCTCGACGACGTACCAGCGGTCGAAGCACTCCTGGATCGTCTCCTCCACCTCGCGCCGCGGCACCACCCACTGCTCGCGCGTGTCCGGCCGCGCCCACTCCTTCACCACGAAGATGTGCGGCACCTCGCCGAGCAGCGTCCCCACCAGCGCCGTCGAGTCGTTGTTGTAGGAGCCGTCGAAGCCGAGCACGATCGACTCGCCGTCGGGGACCTCACGCGTCTCGTCCGCGCACGCCGCCCAGGCGCCCGCTGGCAGCCACGCCGTGCGGCCGGCCGCCCACACACAGCCGTGGAGCTGCAACACGTCCGCGTCCGACAGCTCCGGGTTGTTCGCCTGGCGCTCGAGGTACTCCTCGGTGATCCACGAGGCCGGGTTCGCGAGCTTCATCGCCTTCACGTCGTACGGGTCGTTCGTCGGCGCCTCGTGGTTGTAGACCAGCATCCGCGCCTCGGTCAGCCGCGACACCTCGAGCCCCGGCCGCACGTCGAGCGACGGATCCTTCTTCGCCGCGTCGAGGATCTCGCCGAGGATCGACGACTCCCGGTCGCGCGCCTCGCCCGCGGTCGTGATCGACACCACCTGCGGCGCCGAGCGCGCGCCTCCCCCCGTCGTCAGCGCCGCGAACGCGCGCCGCAGCGACGGCGTCACCCACTGCGCCAGCTCGTCGGGGATCACCAGCGTCGGGTTGTAGCCGTGCAGCCGGGCCGGGTCGGACGCGACACGGTAGATCACGCCGGCGCCGTCCTCGCGCCGGATCTCGCCCACGTAGTCGCGCACCCGGCAGAGCTGCGACAGCACCGGCGAGCGTCGCACGAACGTCGCGCACGCGTCGAACAGCCGGCCGGCCTGCTTGTCCGAGCTCGCCGCGAGCAGGATCTCCGGCGAACCGCCGGACGTCAGCAGCCGGTAGACCGCGTAGGCGGCGAGCAGCATCGTCTTGCCGTTCTTGCGCGGCATCACGATCACGATCGAGCGCCACACCGGCCAGCCGTCCGTGTCGTAGGCCAGCACCTCGCCCATCAGCTCGCGCTGGAACGGCTCGAGCGCCAACGGCTTGCCGTCCCACTGGTCGACCGACTGGATCAGGTGTTCGTCGCAGAACTCGGCGAAGTGGTCGACCTCCGAGCCCTCCGCGTATGCCTCCCAGGGCCGGCTCAAATCATGTCCCAGAACAGGAAGAGCGCCGCCGTGATCGCCGCACCCATGGCGCCGGCCACGAGCGCGACGACGAGGAACGCGGCAACGATGGCCCCATCGTCGTCGTCGTTCACTTCACCGAGCGGAGCTTCGCCGCCGGCGACTCGCCGATCGACGTCTGCACAACCGCCTTCGGCTGCGGGCCGCGGTGCTTCACGCGCGCGAGCTCGAGGTACTTCGACGAGTCCTGCTCCGCCTCGCGCAACGCCTTCCACAGCGGGTGGATCCCGACCACATGATTCGACTGCTCAAGCGTCAGGGGACGCCCGGCCTCGACCCACTTGGAACGCGCAAGCACGACGCGTTCGTACGCGAGCTCGTACGTCTCGCGAGCACGCTCGGCAGGGTCGAAGTCAGGCATCCCCGACGCCTATCGTCCTAGCCGGTCAGGTGGCTCGGCTCCGGCGACTTCACGTTGTGGCACATGCCGCCCACCCAGACACGCCTGGTGCCGTCCTTCAACGGCAGGCAGATGTGCTTCCGCGGCGGCGGCTTCTTCGCCTTCGGCTTCGGCTTCGGCTTCGGCGCCTTCGGCTTCACCTTCACCGGCGGCTTGGCGGCCGGCGGCGACGCGGTCGCCACCATCACCGTGACCGTCACCGGCGGCGGCGCCACCGTCGACGGCGGAGCGCAGTCACCGTTCACCGTCACCGCCGCGCGGAACGACGTGTCGCCACGGGTCACCGTCACGTTGACCGAGCCCGTCGTCGTGCCGGCGATCGTCGCCGGCGTCACGCTGTCGGCCGCGAACCCGTCGATCGTTCCGCTCGTCCGGTAGAGCTGGGCGCCCAGGTCACAGATCACCGTCGCCGTCCCCACCACCACATGCGGGGGAGGCGGCGGTGGCGGCGGGGGCGGCGGAGGCGGAGGCGGCGGGGGTGGAGGCGGCGGAGGCGGAGGCTCTGGCTGCGGACATTCGTCGGCCGACGGTTCCTCCTGGCCGACGTCGAACGCAAGCACGAACGAACGACCCTGCGCGTCGGCGAAGAACGCACCGACGGCAGCTCCCTCCGGGATCGAGCTCGTCGAGACGCTGATCGGGTTGTCTCCGGTCTGCAAGATCTCGTCGACGCCGGGAGTCCCGACGTACTTACAGACGAACACCTTCTCCGGCGTATCTTCGGCACTGGCAACGGCCGCCGCGACCAGAACAACGATCGCTGCGACCACGAACGCACGCATCTTCCCCATGAACCGCCGCTCCCCTCAGTTGATTCTGCGGCGGCTCCTATCGGCTCGGCCGACACTTGCAACGTCGAAACCTGTCCGACGCGCGG